ACATTAAGTCTTCCGGGAAATAATCACCATCTGTATCGTGATAATTCTTGCCGTCTTTTTCACTAGTTATAGACCATCCAAAAATTACACCTAACGGCTTACCAGCCTTAACAAGTAAATTTTCTGTTTCGTATTCTTTTATCAACCCTTCACGCTTCAGGATATTGCGGGACCATGTAAAACCTGCATCACCGCCCCAACCCTGCCAAGCCTGCCAACCCTTACCCTTTTCGTCCCATGTAGAGCCTTTTTTGTCGACTTCATGACGAGAGAAAAAAGAATACATGCGCTTAACAGTATCAAGAGATAAATTATCTTTATTGATAAGCTGATTAGCTCTTGCAAGGCCCGTTGCGGTCATACCCTTTTCTGAGTCTGGCTTACTATCTCGGACTTCCAAAGCCCGTTTAGCGTTATTAGACATTTCATCAGTAGGCACATACCCTTTAGCTTTTTTAAGTACCCATTTGCCAGATTTACCTTTTTCATAGCTACGGCCCACAGCAGACCACGCAGATTGAATAGAAACAAGCTCGGTTTTATTAGCTTTATTTTGTGCGTTAAATACATTGCGCCATATCGTTTGGGCATGTTCTGGCAATGAGTTTTTTACGCTATCTGGTAAATCTGTATTACTTTTATATGGCATATTTTACCTATTAAAATAACTTCCTACACGTCTAAGCACTGTTGTGCATCTACATTGGACAGTATTTCTGGCTGTTCCGCTTGGGTCTCTCGGGTATTTCAATGGTCCTAATGGAGTTTGAAACGGCTCGTTATAACCACGTCCCTCTGGGTTCATGCCGCTTATCAAAAAGTGCGAAGCACGTTCTCGACTATCTCCAGTATCAATCCAGAATCTTTTATAAGTTTCATCTCCGAAAGCCCCAGACTCTTCTGCTTGTCTACCCGCTTCAAAGTCACCCATTGATATTGCTCTCATAGACTCGGTTCTCGCTATAACTTCTGATCTATATTTTATATACTTATCAGTATATCTCTGAACCATCTTGTCTATCTTTACCATATCAACTTTATTTGTGTCAATTAATTGACGCACAGTAGAATCAAATCGTTTATCACGCAACGAATAGTTTAAAGCGTTTGCGTCATTGTTAATTAAAGCTTGTTTATAATTATTAACAGCATTGGCTTGATTTTCAGTTAGTCCAATTGAATCCCTAAACATTCTTGCTGTTTGCTTTGGGCTTGAACCTGTAATTAAGCCGATTCTATTCGCCTCAATAATGCCCGCTCTTGTATTGTCAGAAATTTGACTAACGAGGGCTGCACCGTGTGAGTTTACGGCTTCTACAGTTGCAGGATTAAGCATTGAGAACTTAAAAGTATTGTTTACTTTACCGTCAAGAGTTGTTGTTACCGCAAGTCTGCCGGACCTAGATACAGCGTCTTCTAACTCTGGAACCAATTCAGCTTCAAAATACGGATTAAATGAACCGATACTATCAATAGCCGCATATATTCCACCAGTTTCAAAAGCTTTTTCTAGCTCTGTTAAACTTGCGGCATCTTTTATATTATCAAGTGCTTTTAAAAAAGCTTTACGCATACGGGCATCAAGGGCATTTACTATTTTATAAACACCCCCCTCACTCGCAGGATCAAACTTTTTTTTAAGCTTCTGTATCTTCATTTTTTTCAGGTATCCCAGCCTGTTCTCTTAACCAATTTTCAGTGTCGTCATCCCCGCCAAGAGTAATCCCTGTTGCGCCCATCTTTGCGATATAATCGCCTAGTGCGCTCAAGTCAGCATCTTTTACGCTATCAAATGAGATAGTCGGCATATCTTTAATATCAAAACCTGCCGCTTCGTTTAAATGCCATAAGTACGGCAAAAGTTGTTTATTATAGACGTTTGCAACTCGCTCAAGCCATCCATCGATTGAAGCTAAAAATAAATCTGAAATATTTTGTGATAAGTTTCTGTTGCCGCTTGCACTCTGCGAACCTAACATAATAAATTGAGCGAACATGGTTCTTGCAATTTCTTGTTGTTTACGAGATATCGGATCGCCTATTTTTATATCAGCGGACTTAGCTGTTAAAAGATCAAAATCAACTCTTTTAACATTCGTTGGGTTTCCTTGATTATCTAAATAAGTGTTAGAAGGTATAACAATTCCACCACGCTCATTTTTTTTGACATCTGAAACCATTTTAGCATAAGAGTTTAGTGATTTAATTGCTTTATTTCTAACAGCATCTGGTAGTCTGTTGCCATTTTTATCAAACCCTGTCGCATTTTGAAAAATATCGTCTGGTATGCGAGCAATAGGCAGACCGCCAAGATTACGCTCATATCCCATCGCTTCGTATTCTTCTAAGTATTTTAGAAAATACCATGGTCTATAAGCATTACGGAATGCCGATGTACCCTCTGGGTTACCCTTTTTCGGGTTAATTTTGTAATGTAAGCAGCGTGATAAAGGTATACGTCTAATCCCACCACCGTTAGGAGGCTCTTGCTCAAATCCCCATACATCGCCATTGTCAGGATAACCGTCTAACACTTCGTGTGTCATAATCCATCTATATAACGATTCAGGTGGGCGACTTGCAAGCTTTGCTATACCGATCAATCCATCATCAAACTTACTGCATTTATCAATGTTATCAAATTCATATCCGTTGCGTTGCTTTGCGATAATTTCAAACAAGCTGAAACCGTAAGTGTATGAATTGTCAGTAGCTTCTGAAATATGTGAATCTGTAGTCGTAGACATGTCTTCAAGTACAGTTTCTACAAATTCTTGCATTTCTACGCCTTTTTGAGTTTGAGCTGCCTCAATATTCATCCCCGTTTTACAGATCAAAGACGTGATGCCGAACATGATTGAGCCGATGGTCGGATCGTTATCACGCATCTCACGCATTGTCTTGCGACCATTATTGCCTTTGAGTTTAGTCAAAAACTCTTCATAGACAAACCCGCCAGACTCGTGATATCCAGCTACGCCAACAGCTTCAAATGGGGTTTCCTGCTCTTTATCGTCACTCATTATTTTACTCTCTTTTTTAACTCTTTAATATCGTCTGTGTTGCGTCTTTGATTAGTTTCCAGCCCAATAATTCTATCATTTTGCGATCTATCCATCGCATTTTGAGCTTTGTTCTGAGTTCGTTGTTCGGTCATAAAATCTTTTAAATTTTTATTTAAAAACTCAATTTGTGTTGACACAACTGCCGATTGTTTATTGCCGTTCCACAACAATGATACAACTGCAATAACTCCAGCTAAAATAAGGGGAAGTATAATTTTTTGGATTAGTTCTTTTGTAATATCAGGACGATTTGTTAACATAGCTTTCCACTGGTTTAAATATCTTGTAACAATTATGTTGTAACGACCACTTGGTATTGATTATCGAATCTAAATATTTTACATCATTATTATTAGCTGACCTGAGTCTAACTGTCAAATATTTGACACTATCAAGTTGAGAATTAATTTTACGCTTTTTTATTATTTCGTGGGTATATTTATAAGCGTATCCCCGGCAAATTATAAACTTTCCTCCGCCCTCTTTGCCAAACGATGAAAGGACTAAATCTAATGCATCACGAATGGGCTTATTGCGCTTTAAAGGACGTTTGTAGACGACAAATATATCTGTTTGATTAATTATATCGGATGGGCGGTCAAAATGGCGATAAAGGACATATATAGCCGACATTAATAAAAATATAATGCTTAAAGAATAGCCAGCAATGGAAGTATTTTTTAACTCATAAATTGCAATTATTGCCATTAGTGTTTGATGAAATGTCCACGCACAAACAAGAGCAAAAATTAATTTAATTTTAAGTTTATTATATGGTATTAAATAAAAAGTTATTAAGCAGAGTATCAATTTTTGAAAATGGACAGAAATAGCAAAAGCCCACCATGCAGATGGGCCGTTGAATAAAGCGGGGATAAAGCTAAGTAAAAAACAAACTATTAAACAATAAATCATACTAGCGGACCTTGTTTGGGCGTTCTCTCTCCAGCAGGAACGTAATCAGCTACCTTTTTTTTAGTCTGCTTACCTTTCCCAAATCGTCCGTCATCACCCCTTGGCTGGCCGTTATAATCTTTTGCTTTCCGCAAAGATTCGCCATAGTCGCTAATAAAACCATCTAAATCGTTATCATCTTCCCAAAGCATCGGCTACTCCAATGGCTCACTCCAATGAGCTATTTTATCGTTATAATAATCGGCAATATTTACGCCACTAATTGTGACAGATTCCCAACCACCAGAAATTGTCGGCCAATCAAAAGTATCAGGAAATCCAGCTTGTTGAGGAACGTCACACAATGCCTGCTGAAAATTTTGCAAGTCTACAAGTTGTGATTCTAGAACAGTTATGTCCTCACCGTTTCTTGTTGCTATAGCAACCCTGCGCGTCCAATTGTCAATCATGCTTTGAATCTTATTAACAAGACAATCACGAACATTTCTAGCTCGTTTAGACAAGCAGCAGACACATTGATCGTGAGGTCTTTCAATAATTGGATAATTATATATTACCTTATCTGATTCGATTGTAATTTCTACAGGTCCATAAGTGTAAAGTCCTGTATCTTCTATTGTTTCGCACGTTTTTATAGCTGTATAGAGTTTTCCACCTTCACTATTTAAAATTCGCTTCATGCCATTTGACGATTTTGTTAATTTATTATCCGGACTACCAGCTATAACAATATTATCTTTAACTATTACTAAACCTGACATTTTATCACCTTATCTTGCAACAATTGGTATGATAGTTCCAAAACCTAAATTACTTTCATTTCTATAAAAAACAACAGCATTAGTATCATCTGCCCTCGCTATTGAACAATAAAGAGTCTCAACAGAATTAATAGCAACCGGAGAACTTGCTGACCACGTATTACTACCTGCTGTACGTGATATCGGTATTATTTCCCCACGACCTGATGAATTATTTTCATAAAATAGAACAGCATTAGTATCATCAGCCATTGCTATCGAACAATAAGCAGTATCAACAGAATTAATTACAACCGGAGAACTTGCTGACCACGTATTACTACCTGCTGTACGTGATATCGGTATTATTTCCCCATAATCTGTTCTCTCGTTTCTGTAAAATAGAACGGCATGAGTATCATCAGCCATTGCTATTGAACAATAAAGAGTAGTAACAGAATTAATTACAACCGGAGAACTTGCTGACCACGTATTACTACCTGCTGTACGTGATATCGGTACTATTTCTCCATAATCTGTTCTCTCGTTTCTGTAAAATAGAACGGCATGAGTATCATCAGCCATTGCTATTGAACAATAAAGAGTACCAGTAGAAGTAACCGCAATTGGAGAACCAGCTGTCCATGTATTGCTTCCAGAAGTACGTGAAATCGGAACTATTTCTCCATATCCTGTTGTTCCATTTCTGTAAAATAAAACAGCATGGGTATCATCAGCCATTGCTATTGAACAAAAAAGAGTAGTAACAGAATTAATTACAACCGGAGAACTTGCTGACCACGTATTACTACCTGCTGTACGTGAAATCGGAATTATTTCCCCAAGACCTGATGCCTCATTTCTGTAAAATAGAACGGCATGAGTATCATCAGCCATTGCTATCGAACAATAAGCAGTAGAAACAGAATTAATTACAACCGGAGAACTTGCTGTCCATGTATTGCTTCCAGAAGTACGTGAAATCGGAACTATTTCTCCATATCCTGTTGTTGAATTATCTCTGTAAAATAAAACAGCATTAGTATCGTCTGCCATTGCTATTGAACAATAATGAGTAAGAACAGAATTAATTGCTGTTTCTACACCGTTTAGTGTCCCATCATAATGGGACCATGCATTAAATGTGTCTGATGTTGTAAAACTTGTCGACAACGATCTTTCAGATAGATTGCCATATATATCTTCATCTTGTAAATCAAAATAATAGAGCGTATCAACTTCTAAATCATTAAAATCTATTTCAATTGAATCTGCATTTAATTCAGCAGTAGACACGACATTTATCATGTCGGGATCTGTTGCAACTCTAGCTATTCTACGCAATCTATCACGTCCATACAACGATCTGTATGGAGAACCTGTCAAAATTATTGGAAAAATGTCTGTTTCACCGTTGGTTGGAGAAGTGTTAATAGGTTTTGCAACAAGTCGTTCTTGCGGAACAGCGGGAACCAATATACCCTTTTTTAATGATGTTACAGTAGCAACTCCTAAATCTTCCGTTGTAGTAATAAACGTGTTGGTTCCATCAAATGTTGAACTTTTTACATATCTAAATTCACTTTGTAAACCATTCGGCAATATTGATCTTCTACTTTGATATTCAGATGTTACATCAACTCCAGCAACTCTTATCTGATTACTTGAAATTTTAACGACTGGATTTGTCTCGTCTTGAAAAGCCGAAAATGCACCAGACTCTACTTGACCAATTAATAATGTATTATTATTTATCTTCGTATCAAGTCTGTTAACTTCATTAGTGTATTTATTATCTAATGCAGTGTCTCCATCATCTGACTTTGTTTCGACTCTATCAATGTCGTTAGAAACATAAACATTAAATGCATCATTAACATCTTCATGCCAGTCAGTTTTACCCCTAGGCGCAGTAATATATGGACCTGCCATCATATCTCCTCTTCCATTGAAAATGGAACTTGTGTTCTTCCAATTAAATTTGAGCTTGTATATTTAGGAATTTCTGTAAAACGTCCGTACAATATTGTATATGAATAATCTGGACTTGTTTTATCTGGTATAAAATGTGCAACAAACGGCTTTCTAGTTCCGTATCTATTTATTAAACGTAAAAAAGCACCGTAAGCCTCTCCGTCTAACATATATTTAAATTTTCCAGTAACCTTGTAGTAACGTTCTTTTTCGTCTGTTATTTTGTTTCCAGCATACGTTTTTGTTGTTACACTATTATCTACAAGTTGAAACGTGTGTCCTTTAACAAAATTACTTGTAGGTTCAAAGCGATATGACAAGAACATTCTACCGATTGAAAATTCTGTCAAACCATTATCTATAATTATGTCAAAATATTGAGCGACAACCTGCTCATCAAAGTAAAAGGGGGCCGTTAAGCGTGGAAACAACTGTAAATCTTCTTGACTAGGAACACCGCCGTATCCGTGATCTCCGTATCCTTCATCTCCGTATCCAAAAATTGAAGTGTAAGCGTCCCATACTTGACTATATATTAATGTTGTTCTTGCTTGATCTGAATATACATTAATAGTTACACCAGCAGTAGCAATTAAATTATGATGTGCAAATACAACAGTATCAACCGGACGCTCTGTACTTAGATCACACGATATAGTAACAGGCCCTGCTACAACACCAGTTTTATATGCTGTTGCAGGGTCGTCAACTTGTAAATTTGTGACGGGCCAACTAGCATCTTCATAATCAGCAGTTAACGTGCTTTCATCAAAGTGCAGGTTGTCCCAAATAAATCTTGCGTTATAACTCATTATGCTGTTATCTCTAATTGTACAGTATTTTCAGATATGTCTTGAATTATGTTCGTTAAAACTCCATAAACAGTTCCATACGGCTGATCTAGATTTAAACACAAATAGTCACCTAATGTCAAAATATTGACGTCTGTGACTTGAGGTTTTGTCACTACAGAATATTTATATCTCGGTATTTTTAATATCTCTAAATATTTATCGGCAGCGTCTTGAGCATCGCTTTCTGTTGTAAAAATCCCACCGACTTGAAAACTGTCTTTAGCAAACGGATATTGCAATGTACTTCTAATGATTGCGTCTGTAAAAGAGTGTGATTCATAAGCCTTATCTATAACAACAACTGTTGTAGTTGTATCGCTTAAAACCTCATATTCTCCCTGAAAGTCTGTATCTTCATATATTCTAACTGTATCACCAACTTGAAATTCATGTTCACCAGTTGGAAGTCCTGTATTATCATTTACATTTGTTGCAGAACCAGAAAATTCTATACCTTCAAATGATTTAACACTTTCTGCACTATACGAACCTAGATTTGACGTATAATATTGTGCTACAACTCTCCAGTAATTTCTATTTAAGCTTGTTTTAGAATAACCATCTAACACTTCACGCTCACCAATAGTCAAAACTGGTGTTCCTGATTCTGGTATCGAAAATTCTTTTATATAAAATATACCGTCATTGTCAAAACCGTAATAACTCGCAAGTGGTGTTAATATGTCACTCAAAACATCAACAAGTGTTGCGTCTGAATAGTTTAAATATATAGATATTGACCCGTAAGTTGTAAGCCAGTCGTCTACCCTCGTGTCTTTTTCTACACCAGCAGTTTCTATTATTTCATTGATAACATTTTCAATTGTGTCAGTTTCATCTTCTTTATCTATATATGATATAGTTGATAAATCTAATGAACCATCATTTATTTCAAGATCAATTGTGCGAGAATTTATTGTTACTGTTCCAGTTTTCCCCGAGACAATAGTTTCGTAACTCGCATACTCGTCAGTTGTATCACCTGTCAAAATTCTGACAGGTCTATTCTCAAGAGTCCAATTGTTTGTTAATAAATAATTATATTTACCGTTATTGTTATCTATTGATATTGTTCCGAAGTTACGCCCGATTATACCATAGAATATATTTTGAATGCTCTTTGTAATTGTTGGCAAACCAACATCTGATATATTTCTGCTAAACGGTTCTTCTTGTATTAAAGGACTCAGTGTTAAGCTAGAGAATCTAAGGGTTTCATATTCTCTTGTTGTCCCATCTACTTTTATAATGTCAACTTCTATAAGATAATTTATCATGCAGCACCATACAATCCTCTAGCACTAATTGTTGCGACACCGTTTTCAGACTGAGTCCTAACAGTATCAACTATGTATTGCTGTAGTTGTTTTCCAGTTTGTGTCACAATGTTTATTATTATTTGTCCAGACGATGTAATATCACCGTTGTTTATCTGTCCCAAAACTTCCATTCCATCTTTTGAAACGACACCTTCACCAAGTTGTACCGGTATCAATCCGTCTTCTCTAGGATTAGATGCAAGTACTCTATCAATGACACCTCCGTTTTCCCATCCACCCATTCCGGGACTAGATGCGTCATGATCTGCTGGGGAACCATCGCTACCACTAAAGTCTGTGCGACTAGAACTAAAGCTGGTGCTCCCCCACCCCATTCCACGCATTGACGGTTCAGAGCCTGATATTCCAGACGATCTATCACTACCCTCTGACCCCAAATCAGACAAATCTCCTAAAAATCCAGACATTTCTATGTCAATAGCCGCGTTGCCAGTTAGACTATTTGCAAAGTCAACAGCACTATCTATTGCATCGCTAATATCACCTCCAACACCTAGACTTGAAGCTAAACTAGAGAAATTACTAGTTGCTGTAGAGAAGTCTATAGTAAAATCTGGAGATGATAATGCATCAATATCATTAGTACCAGTTAAAGCAGTTAATGTATTTGCAAAATCTACACTTTCGTCAAGAAAACTGTCTAATTGTGGGTTTACTCCATATTGATTTGCCATGACATTAAAGTTTTTTGCAACTTCAAGACGCATCATCAAATCTTCAAGTGTTGTTTTTTGACTTTTTTTAATTCCTAAAAGTTTAGCAATATATGAAAATGGATTAATCATATCTATAGCTTTGCCAATTTTAGTAAAAACAGAATCTACAAATCCAAGTGCAGAATTAGGACCGTAAGCATCCATAGTTGTTGCTTGCATTTGACTATCTAAAGCACTACTTAATGCAGCAGCTTGCATATCACTTAAATCTGTAACATCAAGCTGACCAGATATTGCTTGAGAAGCTAAAGACTTACCCTTGAAAAATCCGAGGTCTGAATCTTCTAAACTATCTCGCATTTCTTCATATTCTCTTGAATCAGAAATATCACCGATTGTATCCACTAACCCTGCGCCAAGAGTGCCCATAACTGCGCTTCCAAGTATGCCCATCGGTCCAAAAGACGCACCAGACAAAAGTCCCATCGCCGCTTGACCAGCAAGACCACCAATTGAAGCAAAATTACCTGTTAATCCTAAGCTTGCTTTTGCGCCAGACGTTAAAGATTGTGCGAGTATCCCCATAACCTGATTGGGACCAAAGTATCCACGCAGCGCATCACCTAAATCAGCAGTACCCGTAAATGTTGCGGCAGCAGCTTTAGAAGTAGCTTTACCGACACCAGCAACCAAGTTACTTACAACAGTGTTACCGAACGGACTAAAATCATTGTTAGATAAATCTACATCATATTGTCTGCCGTTATATACAGACTCTATGTTTGATGACAGTGCATCATCTAGTGCGCTAAAATCACTGTGTGAACTAATTTTACGCAGCTTTACAGCGATGTTAGCAGGTACAACCATTTCATCTTTGTGAGCAAGAACAGGCTGGTTGTCTTTTTCTACTTGCCACAGTCCTTCACGAGCAAAAATTGCATCCCAAGCGTAATCTACTGCTGTACCAACAATCTTTTCAGACGCCATTTTACCGATTGCGTCAGTAAATGTACGGACCATACCTTTCCAAGCAGAATCCCACGCATCTTCAAAATTGTCTAAATCACCCGTTATTACATCAAAAAAACCGTCTGAGAATAGATTAGCACCTTCGTCTACAACAGAAGCAAATACATCATCTGTTAACTCAGCGGCCCACTTTTCCCACCCGGACAATGACTGTAAATGCTGTTCATGCTCAAGTTTTTTAATCTTAGCGTTGTACTCTTTCTCGACCTTTTCTTTATCAGTAGAAAGAGCCATAACTGCTTCTTTTTCTTTCTTGAGATTAGCTATTTTTTCAGTTAAAGCACGCCCGTCAATTTGTTTAGCTTTTTCAAGATACTTTTTGTCTTGTTCGTTCTGTTTGTCTCTAGCTTCTGCATTAAGCTTGACAACGGCATCTTGAAATGCTTTTTCTTCTTGCTCTTTACGCTGTGAAAAACTGTCATCTCCTGAAAATCCAGATTCACGAAATTCCTTGAGCATTTTTTCTTGCTCAACGGCTTTATCTTGCAGAGATTGTTTTTCTCTGAGCTTAGATATCTCAGCGTCTCTAGCTGAATTTATTCTGTTGATAAGTTGCTCTTGTGTCTCAAGTGGAATGTTAGATGCTTTGACTTTTGATGTTATTTCATCGTACTTTTTATTAAGTTTATCAATAGCTTTTGTTAATGGGTCACCAGCTTTTCCAAGTGCATCATTAACTACTTCTGTTATCTTTTCAGCGTTCTTTTTAGCAGATTCTATAGCTGTATTAAAGGCATGATCTTCAATCGCTTTTCTGTCTGAAAATGAATTTTCGTAAACAGACTTTTCTTTATCTAAAGACTTCTCAAAATTAGCAATATCTCTCTGCGCTCTTGCGTTAATCTCATTTTGATGTATAGCAGAGATTTGCAGCTCTAATTCTTGTGCTTGCTTGAGATAATAATCTTTATCTTCTTGATAAATTTGACGTGCTGCTTTGCTTCTTAATTCAGACGCTTTTCTAGATAATTCAGTTGTTTCACTTTCAACTTTATTAACCATTTCACGCAATTCTTCGCCGTTGGCAAACATGAAGTCCCAGAACGACATACTGCCGTCCATGACTTTTGCAATAGCTTTATCTGCGTTATCAGCCCAATCGTACAGTATGCTAAATCCAGCGAAAGCGGCAGCACCCTTTGAGCCAAAAATCAAAGCTCCGACAAGCCCCACCTCTTTAACTGTGTCAGGCATTGAATTAAAGCCACCAACCGCTTTATCAAAAAGAGTGCCAACATCTTGAGCTATGCCTGATATACTACTAGCAAAATCTGTTAACTTGCCGCTATTACCTTCTAAAAAGTCTGCAAACTTATCAGAAAGATCAAGTATTTCTGGGATTAATTCTTTACCAATCGAGCTTGAAATATCTGTAAATCTATTTTCTAGTTTCTGCAACTGAGAGGCGTAAGAATTACCAGCAGTTTCAGCTTCTTTAGTCAACGCCGTGGCATTTTTCTGTTCTTTAGCAGCAATGTTTAAAGCCTTAGCCAATTCGTCGTTCCTCAAAGCTATTGTAGGTATAACTTTGAGTATTTCTTCACCCTTTAGCCCAAATTGATCTAATTCTTCTGTTGCAGATCGTCCGGATTTTATTAAACCACCAAGTCCTTTTACAAAAGCTTGAAATACTTGTGTTGCGTCATCTTTAAATGTTTTACGAAGTTGTTGACCTGTCATTCCTGTAACTTTTTGTAGTTCAAGAAATGATGCCCCACCTTCATCTAGACTTTTTCTAATAGCCCTAAAAGTACGACCAACAGCAGAACCTCCTAATTCAGCTTGAACGCCAACAGAACGCAATGCAGCACCAAAAGCTGCCGCTTGAGTAGACGAAACACCAAATTCGGCAGTGGCTTGACCAACTTGCATGGCAACACGAGCAATTTCTGACTCGGTAGCAGCCATGTTGTTTCCAAGAGCAACAATAGCAGAACCGAGAATATCAACTTGATCTGCTGATTCACCAGCAACTGTAAGCATACGAGCTAGAGTAGTTGCAGCTTCTTCGCCCATTAAATCAGAAGCAATACCAAGCTCCGCAACAGTTTTAGTAAATTTAAGTATATTTTTTGAGCCAGTTATACCAAGCTGTCCCGCAGATTGAGCTATAGAAAGAAGTTCGTTTCTTGCGACCGGAACCTCTTTCGACATTTCAGTGATACTTTTTTGTAACCCGTCTAAATCTTTACCTGTAATATTCGTTGTCTTAGATACACCGATTAATCCTTTGTCTAAGTCAACAAAATCATTAACAGCCTTTCTAAGTACTCCGGCAGCAATAAAACCACCGACAATACCAGAGAGGCCCCCAAATTTTTTGGAAGCCTCAGCCGCAGATTTACCGAAGTTTGAAACAGCTTTACTGGTATTTGTTGCACCCTTTTGTAGGGCTGGCATAACTTTTGAGGTCTTAGTTATTTCGACACGAAAATCTTCTGTCTCGTTGTTAGCTTGACCAGTCTCTTTAAGATAGTCGTTAATCGCTTTTGTGACTCTTTTTGTTTGACTCTCAGTGTTGCCAAACCCTATACTTAAATCAATTCCTGCCATTTTTTTTATCCTTCAACTTTGCTAACTTTTTGGGATACATTTCGTGCTCAATAATCCAGATTCCTTGCCGAGTATAACTATCAACTTCAAAATCATCACAAATAGACTTTATATCACTAGCACTTAGAGCCTTTGGTATACTCTCATCATAGAAAGCATAAACTTGCTTACCAGCTTTACTTGTTATGTATTGAAATGCCACATGTTGATAATCCCTTGTCGAATCTAATAAACACCACAGTTTCCAAGCATTGTAGTTTAACGGCAGTAATTCTGGTATGTTTTTAGGGTCATCTTCACAATATTCACCAAGCTCACACTTTGGAAACTCTCCATACATTTCAGACATTTCACGGCATTTTTTACAATCAACGTGAGCAGATTTACCTATTTTTTTGCTTTGGTATTCTGCCCACTCTTGGAGTTTTTTACAGCGGTCTCTTTTACTTTGTTTTCAGCGTTTTGTATTTCTTTAGCTTTTGCTGTTAAGTCATCCCATAATGATTCAGCGTAATCTTTTACAAGACGCAAGCTAGATTCATTAATTGGCAGTGTTTTGCCGTTGTTTTTCAAATCCCATTTTTTAATTTGCAAAAGGAGTCGTTTAATCTCACTCTCAACAGTAAGATTATAAATAGATGCGCCAAACTCTTTTTGTACCCTTTCTGTGATTTCTTCGATATCCTGCTTGCTTGGCTTGTTACCCTTTTCGTCCTGAAATTTTTTTTGTTTCTCAGCTATCTGTTTTTGCATAATAGACACCTTTGTCTGTGCATCAAACAGTATACTCTCTGTTTCTGTGCTAGTAATAGACTGCATTGTTACAGTCATTTTTTGTCCTTCATATTCAACTTCAAAATCTTTTACTTTACGACTAAGATTAATATTCATGCTTTTTTATCCTTGCTTTTTTGTCTGCTTTTTGTTTAGTTTAGGGGCAAGGCGGAAAAAGCAGAAACCGCCAAGCCCCAAGGAGTATATAGAGAGTGAGTGTTATTCTATTCTAAGCTGCATTGAGTCTTCGCCCTCAGTTCCAAGTACAGTCGTGCTAATAGACATATTAACAGTATCACCATTCTCAGAAACTGTCGGAGCCGAGAATTTAACTCTAGGCAGATCATAAACAATTGTATTACCGATTCCCGAACCTGCGACAATCTCAATAGACCTTTCAACGCTATTAAATGCGTCTTGATACAAATCTACGCTTGACGGCTTAAAGTAGAAGCTTAAATCCATATTGTACTCACGCTGACCCTCATAATAACCCGTTGGGTTGTCTTCACCGTTAACCTCGTCCGTTGGATAAGTAGTAGGCTCAGACATTGTGAGAGTGGTCGAGATGATTGGAAATGTTACATCATCAATGCGAACTACGTTGTTGCGATTTTCAATAGGCTCACCAATATCAGTGGGAGTCGGTAGAAATCCTGTAATAGTATCACCACTAGCCCAACCAGTAGCAGCAACAATACCAGGAATAATGGTAATAGTTCCACCCGTTTCATCAACGTCTGTCACAAGGTACCCAGAACCCCCGTTATTATCTGACAGAGTGGTGTTTTGAATATACATTCCTTCGTTAATACGAGTGGCGTTGTCGGTTGTATAAGTAGTAGCACCGTTTGCAGCAATTGCATTAGTTGTATGCTCACCAACGCTTGACTGCAAAAATCCTTCACCCGACATGTCAATCTGTTGACCACCGCTATTAGTAATAGACACAGACATACTATTAATAGTACACCCGGTAATCATCTGATAGAAAAAGTCTTTGCGGTTCCAGAGCGTTATTGAGTCACGATTAACTTTCTGTGCATACGTTCTTGACCATATACTGATTGCAGTATCGTCAACATGAGCAGCGGCAGTGCTATCATAAAAACCACGGGTACAGCCAGTGAGTGAACCCGCGACTTTAGTAGCGTCTGTATAAGTTACACCGCTGTAATAAATAAATTCGTCTTCGATTTTAATTACGCCACGTCTTGGTATTTCACCTACAAGTGAATCAAAAACCACCGTAGTTGTGGTATCATCAAGAGCACCGTTAAGCTGTATTCCACTTGCTGTGAGTACTTTTCCAAAAAAAGATGTAAGGAACACATCTCCCTGAGGAATACCAACCACACTTTCAGTTGATGCGGTCTGAGGCGGGCGTTGATACATGCTAACAGAATATGACGCTGCATTACGTTGACCCTGAAACTGAGCAAGAATATCACGACTGTTAACACGTTCGTCAGAGTTTTCAAGCGGTCTTTCTTGGTTAGATTCTGGAAAACCCACGACTTTAATCATTTGTGCAGAAGTCGGGAAAACGGCAGTACCAGCCGTTGTTTCTGGAGCTGCACCGACTGCAACAATTCTTGACGATGCAAAGTTATTACTTGACATTATTCGCTAACCTCTTTTTTGATCACCTTTTTAACAGGCTTATTTTTAATTTCTCTAGGCTGGTTAAGAATCTTTGCACCTGCCAATTTCTTTTCTTCGCAGGATTTACAAAGCCAGTGCCTACCCTTTAAAGAATCAATCATTTTAAAGGGTTTTCCGCAGTTAGAACAAATTCCACTTACAAGAGCCATCTTTACTCCGTTAATAATTACCCACCCAATAAGTGTGGGGTATTGTTAAATTTATCTGATATTTACCATAGCCATCATCGCCAACAAACGTGACATCCGGCTCACCAATCATAAAAGCTTTATCGCTTGACACATAATCTGTTACTAATTCACTAACAGCATCGACCCATCCGAGTATATCCGATCTACCACTTTCGAGCGGTGTAAAAAATTGCATAGTTGCTATTCGCTGTTTATGTACCGCTTGGCCTCGTCCCTGCTCTCTCTCTAATGTAAAAGTAGACCCAAACGACACACGAGCAAACTTGCCGTCATTTGGTACAGCAAACGCCCTGTTGGGCCATGCGATAGGTATATCAACAAACCCATTATAGATAATGCCGATAAAAAGGGATTCTGCCTCAAAATTAGTCATGCACTGACAATATGCGATTAAGCCCATTCTGTCAAATTATTGACAGTTGACAGACTATTTTTGTCTATGTATGTTTTCTTAAAAAGGAGTTATAATGAATTTTAAAAAAGCCGTATTAGTCAAAGACCATACTAAATTAGTTTATTGGAGTGTTACCGAAGGGGAAATTACAGCTCTACCAGACGGTAATGGTCGTTCGTATTGGATGCCGGGCGTATATATTGTTTGGCAAGCGTATAAAGATTGCATACCTCCATGCTATACTGATTATACCGAAGAAGAATTTTCAAATTTGTTCATAACAGAAGATAACGCTCCTGATTTTATCAAACATGTTTTCGACAATGCACCAAGTTATGAAGAATGGTGCGAAAGTTTTAATTAAAGGCTTGACAAATAATAAAAGTTTGTATAAGTTCATATCTTCGGAAGGACGCAAGCAAAGGTGCTTAATCGGTCTTGAAAACCGTGCCATGTGAAAACATGAGGGTTCAATTCCTTGTCTTTCCGCCAATAGACTTGTAGCCCAACTGGCAGAGGCAAGAGGTTTAAGCCCTCTCAAGTGTGAGTTCGAATCTCATCAGGTCTACCAAAGGAAGAATGACAGAGTGGTAATGTATCGGATTGCTAATCCGTAGTCTTGGTAAAACAAGCGCAAGTTCGAGTCTTGCTTCTTCCGCCATTTGACAAATCTTTTTAATATGTATATATTGAGTTAGTCTAATTCAGCATATACATTTTAATTTTATATAGCTCCCCGTATCCGTTACTGAATTAGACACTCATAACAGATATGCGGGAGCTTTTTTATTTGAGGTATTATGAACCACAGTTTTGATACAAATATTGCCAACAAATATGGTGTTTACCCTGCAATCATTCTAAATAATATTTATTTTTGGTGTGAAAAGAACAAAGCCAACAATAAAAATTATCATGACGGATTTTACTGGACATATAATAGTGTTGAAGCTTTTACTAAAATATTTTCATACCTTTCTAAGCGTCAAATTAGAACAGCTTTAAAAACTCTTGAAGATGAAGGGCTGATAAAAACAGGATGCTATAATAAAATAGCATATGACCGTACTAAATGGTATGCCATAACAGTAAAAGGCGAAAATGAAATAAATCCTTCCATTTGCCATGAGCGGAAAATGGATATACCTCAAAACGGTAAACCTATACCAGATATAAACGCAGATATAAACAAAGAGAATAATATTCATAATACAAACCTTTCCGGTTTGGTGTTTATAGATCAACTGCCTAGTGAAAAATACCCTTTTTGCCATGAGGGAATGAAAGCTATACGATATTTAAAATACAATGAGTATAAAACCAATCTATATGACGGGCCTCTCTCATTGGCAGATTGGAACAGAATAGAATATATCTTAACAGACGCAGAATATGGCCTGTGTGAGACTCAAGACAATATTATAGAGCTTTATACCAGAAGGGTAGAAAAAGCCGTTAGAAACGATTATAGCAAGCCTGAGAGTGTTAATTTGTGTTACTTGGTTCATGGGTACGATGAATCAGCTACAGGCGAGAGACTTTTACAAATATTGAGTGTTGACGATACAAATTAAAAAAACTTGTTGACATGTGATTTTGTTTGATGGATACTGATTTCAACAAAGGGAGGAAATATGAAAAACGTAACAGATGAAGCAATGAAAATTTTAGAGAGCGTACCTGATACAAATGTGCTTAATCAGATGGTAAGACGACTTGCTAGTCAGATTGTCATTCTAAGCGATGGATTAAACGACATAAATGACGTTACAATGTCTCAATGTGTTGATTATAAGCATATGGTAGAAAGGACGAAAGATATAGCAAGCAACACATTAAACAAAGCTAGTGAGGTTTGATCATGGGTGAAAAAGTAACAGAGAACAAATATTATATTGAGGCTATTGTTAGAGACTTAGATTGTGGGGAAGATTATTATGCTAGTATGGAGACTAACCCTATGATATTAAATTCAAAAATAATTAAAGGAATGAAAGAAGAAATAAAAGAGTCTATGGGTAATTTGTTTTATAAAAACGTACATGTTCAAATTGTATCTTGCATTAAACTGGATAATTAATTATGAAAAAGTTGCTCATTATAATATCGCTTGTCGCTATGTTTGCAACAACTGGATGTGTGGCAGAACGTCAAATATACGCATTTAATGACGGGTTGTGGAAAGGCACAATCTCTGCTATAACAAAAGTACCTGATTATTTAATACCGTAAATATTCCTGATTTAATAGGATAAAATATTTTTAATGTCGTTTCATAGTACCATCTCCTAACTGTCCACAGTCTTTGGCAGTGCTAGTTATCCCTCGTTTGGCGGGGTTGAAAGAAGCCGTAAGGGATAGATAGACCGTTTAACTCACGACACGAGTTAGCCTCTGCACGGCATTGCAGGGGCTTTTTTTATGCACTATATATTAGTCATAAAAGCGAGTTAGGGTTAATATATGATTCATAGCAAAAAAAGTTAATTTTGTTGTTGACATAAAAATCTGACAGACGTAGATTGAATTTAACGAAACGAAACAAAAGGAGAACAAAAAATGAGTAGAAATTTTGAAGTTAATGATTCGGGATCAGAAGTATTGTTTTTGACTGAAATACTTAATGACCTTTACAGAAATGGTTGGATGAACGGAAACGGCAAAGCGGCAACAATGCTTAAAGATTGGAAAGCTGAGTTTGAAAGAAAGTCTAATTTCCCAAAATCAAAACTTCGCAAAGTCTTTAATGAAAACGTGGGTTTTTGTAATTGGTAAACAGTTATTGTGGAGTTGAAATAATGATTAAAAACATAGAATTTACACCGGATATGTTGACTTGTATACAAGAGGTCGAAAGGCGTGAAGATTGTTCGTTTAACGAAGCTGTAACATTTTTAATTAAAAGCTATTTACTTGCAACAAATCGAGCTTTTATTTGTGAGCAGTGTGGAAAGTTGTTGCCAATTAGTGAATTTTTTGAAACTGATTATTCTGGCCTTGATTATTGCAAGGATTGCAGATTATGAATAATTTTGATTTGATAGAAAAAGTCTCAAGAGTATACAGATCATGTCAACATCCATGTCAACTTGATGCTGCTTCTAACTTTGCAACACTTGTCGCAAAAAGAATATGTAAAGATAAAAATATTAATCTACGTCAGTTTTTACAACTTGACAGGATATGCTTGTCAACAAAAATTTATGAATTTGAAAAGGAGTTTGTAAACTATGAGAGCTACTAAAGAAAAAAAGATAATGATTGAAAAAAAGAAGCTCGTGCCAACAATTAAATGTGACAAATGTTCTAATGAAATTGAAGACGAAAATCTTTTCCCGGGGACATTGTTTTCAATTGAAACAAGAGAATGGGGACATGTTTCAATTGGTATTTCAAACGGAGAGTATGATTTATGTCCTGAATGTGTAAAAAAACTAAAATCCTTTATCGAAAATAAGGAAGAGTAGTGCGATATATAATCATAGTAATAATGCTGCTAAGTGTGTGTGCTTGTGCTGCACCAGAAAAAAATAATCATTGGTTAGAACGTGGTAAGCAGATACGACAAGAGAGGGCTGTTAGAGATTGGCAAGTTAATCAGGCAAGAGAGATGTATAACAATGATTAACATACAGGACGGGCTACAACAACCCGTCCTTTTTTAATAGACGTTTTAATACAACTATGGCGACATATGCAGCTTGATTATAAACTCCAGCAGGAGCTTGTTTGGAGCTACCGTTTTCAAGCTTAGAAGCATATGGAGTGTTGTTATAAAGATGTATAGACTTTATATTGCCAATTGGTAAAGACATAGCCTGTTTAGCATCGTCTAAAGACTTTTGTTCAACATCCATGCCCTTTGCTGTTTCAGGTGTTCCAACTAATGTATCGTCTTTGCCATTAAACCTAATTTGATTGTTAAGCCGGAACCATCCCGTATCAACGGGAGACAAAATAGTAATATTTTCATGCAGTTCTAATGCCGTGTCAATCATATTTTGACGTATCGTATTCGGCATACGTTCAACTAATGGACCAATCTTTGCAAGATACGCCTTTGTGCGACTATACGCATCACTAGCCATTCTTTGGCCTCACGAGGCATTTAACAAGCACGTTGACTGTTTCGTCTGGACTAATCGGCATGACGGCTTCAATACGATAGTTTTTAACACCGAGAACCGTATCACCACATTGAGGCAGATAATCACCGTCTAACAACGTCAACAACTTTTGATCGCCTGATTGCGGGACAACTCCATCAAGTGTTTCCTCTTTTTTAAAATCAAAAAATGCACCAACTCCGACATAATCAGCTATTACAGGTACATCTTTATCAAGTATTGGGTCGTACTCTGTAGACTCTGTGTGTCTAACTGTGATTTCTTTACCGTACTTTGTTAACATTGTTTGCGCTACGCTACGCATGTTATCATAAAAAGCCATTCTAATAATCCTCTATCCAATCAACATTACTATCGGGTCCATCATTGTTAAATTGATCTCTTGAAAATACGGATGTATAAGCATCGGGGTTGTCTTTATTTTCGTTAAGATTGCTATAAGTAAGCCCCATAACAACTGGTTCAGCTACTAATCCAGCAACATAGCCGTTGAGTATCCCGCTTAAAATTGCTGTTACAGATGGATAAGGGTCGGTGTTAGCGTTAATCAATTCTCCTGGGCCAGCATATTCAATTGTGTTGGTAATAACATCAACTTTGTTAGTGACTTTTTTGATAGCTCCATTGGAATCTCTATCCGGAAAGATATCAGCATTTGCAGATTTAACCGCAAATTCAGCCACGGCCTTTTTAAGCTCGGTGGGGATACCTGATATCAATGTTGTCTCGTCATCGTAATAAGCCTCTGTGCGGGGCCAGAGCATTCCTTGTGTGTAGCTCGCACGGATTCCACGGTATTGTTTCCCGTATCTCGAATCAACTCCAGTGCTACCCTTAATAATTTCAGCCTGTATTTCATCGTCTGTTTTACTTGTGTAGTCTACGCCTCTATCTATCCAGTAGTCACGATAAAAAGCCACATCTATATAAGCATTGGCGTCTGTTACGCCTGTTCCATCTTCAATAATAAACATTTATATTTCTCCTGTCATATTTTTGACACTATAGGATATATAAAAAAAATAGTCAAAAAAGTGATATTTATGTTGACATAGTTTTTTATAAGGTCCATAGTTTTTAAAAAAAGGGAGTACAAAATGAATCGTAAACGCATTTGGATTGAAAATTTGGTTTTAATAAACTCTATAGTCCAGAATAGAGGCGGAATAATTGATGATATTTACAATTGTTATACCGATGAAGAAGGGAATACATCAATATCTATTGATTTTTCTATACCGTTTGATATGGACATGGAAAAAGAATACCAAGAAAAAAGACTTGTAAAGAAATAAAAGGAGGAACTATGAATATTATTAACGATTTTAAATACACAGGTGTCAAAGATTTTTATGTTAATTCTCAAGGTTTTGTGAGCATTTGTTTAATATGTATAGCAGGTCTCCGAAATGGTGGCGCAAAATATACGCACACAAACCGAGACGCAGTGCTGAGAAGGCAGCTATCTATAAACAGTTGCAAGATTTAGAAAATGACGTGATATTCCCATTAAGGAAGAAACCTGTAATTTATTTTTGGTAAAAAGGAGTAATTATGTATTATCAATTATTACCCATCAAACGCAACAAAGACGATTTAGTACAAAAAAACTGTTATATTTATTGTGATAGTTGTAAAAACACCTATCCTACACCTTCTGATGATGCACTTACGTTTTATCACGTCCGTATAGAAAGGTATGGCGAAGTTCCAAAAACTTTTCATATCTGCCCAAGATGTATTGATAACGTGTTGTCAAGTTGCGGAGTAGAACAAAAAGAAGATTGTTTTTAGATTTAAAAAGTTGTTGACACGCTCATTAGTTTTGATAATCTAATCTTAACGAAACAAAGGGAGTAGATATGATTATTAAATATGAATATGAAATGAATGACGGCAGTGATGTGCAGCTTATGACAGAGCGTGAAGTGTTAGATTTCATCGCAACATTTAACACGTCTATCCCGAGTGTTGACGATTATAACGAAGCAGAGGATATTATGTCTGCTGATAAGTTTCGAGTCGGACCAGACGATGACGCATACTGGTTTTATAAGCTTGACGAACCTCGTTATTTTGACACGCTGACAAGAGAATATGTAGAGCCTGAGATTGAGTATCCAGACGAAGCTTATGCTAATAAATCGTGGCTGGCACGTCAACGGGGAATAGCAAGAGCTAACAGAATGGTGGGGATGTAAACTAAGCGCAGACAACACCTAACCACATATAAAAGCGGGGTTTATTTTTAACAAAAAACTTGTTGACATTGAATCTCGTTTTAGAGATACTGTCTTTAACGAAAGAGAAAAAGGAGAAACAGAAATGGAAAAGCAACAAAATAGATTTTGGAAAGAGTGTAAAGGTATTATAATATACAGTCTCTCTGTCGGGACTGTCACGTTGATAGGTTGTATAATATTGTTATCAACAAAATAAAAACAAAAGGAGTTCAAAATGACATTAGCACATATTTTAGACGGAGCAATCGACAACGCAGAGGAATACGGTATTCAGATTAACGCAGAGTATATCGATGATTACGCTTTTAATAGCATGGGCATTGTACTTACACCGGAACAGATAAACAAAATAATGCTTCACTGTGATGCATATTTGAGCTACGAAGGTCCAGCATTTGTAAATTCTTACGACAACATGATGTCAGAATTAAACATCGAAGCATAACAAATACCCCGTTAGTTAGTTCTAACGGGGTATTTGTGTGCCTAATTTTTAAAAATAAAGACTACATTAATTTCTTAGTCATACATAATATTATTTGGTATTGATATAGTCACTTCCAATCCCCTGTTTGTTTAGCTTTTCCTCACTCTCACCCACACGCCCAATCTTGTCAAGAGAAAAATAAAATAAAAATTTGTTGACATTATCTCGAATATTGATAGTCTGAGGGAAACAAAGGAGGAATAGAGATGGTCATTAATGAAATTAAATCAATTAAAAAAGAAATGGTAAAACTTAAAAACTATGACATCGAGTTAGGGCATATAGATGCTGATGAGTTGCTGTTAGATTTAATGGGCCTTTTAGCTAATGAGTGCGATGATCAAGTCAAAGATTTAGTTCTAGAAATTATTCACGAGTTTAATGATCTTGATAAGTGGTATGCTTAAAACAAAGGAGAAAACATGAAACCAGACTGGTCATACATAGCAAGGTTAACCGTTGTCGGCACTGTTGCGCTGACCATGGTTGCACTGTTTATCGGCTCGGTGTACGGTGCGCTTAAATTTTGGTGGGGATTAATATTTTAAAAGGAAGAGAATTATGAAGAGATATGATATAGATCAAATAAACTATATTTTTGAATGCAATTGTGATGGTGACAATACTTATGTGCCTTACGAAACCGCCGCCAAGCTTGCGAGGGCGTGTAAACTATATGAAGAAGCAAGAGCAGCACATGCAATGGATGATTGCGACAACTTAGCTGCAAAGCTTGAACTTGATGCCGCTCAACTCTATAAAGAATCAATGGAGAATTAAGTTATTGCCGTTTTTCATAAGTAAAGAAAAGTTAGACACGATTAAGCGAGATGCTAAATTCAAAGAGTTTAAGCGACTCCTTCGAGATCGTCACGACTTACTTTTAACAATAGATACACAACAAAAAACTATTGACAGTTTGACAGATGAAGTTTATCGTCTAAAACAAATATTAATTAATAACGCTAAGGAGGTTTTAACTGCTTATGAAAATCCAACAAAATCAAAAGAAATCGGTTAAAATCACTTGCTTTTTAACCAGAAAATGTAGTATATTTAAGGGGTGAAATATGAAAGTCATAAAGGTAACAAAAG